TACTTAAACATATCATATAGTTCTTGTTTCCACAATTCGTTATATTCACAATTACGATAGTTTTCAAACCAAGGACCACCTTCTGTGTAGTGTAATAGCTTTGGTGTGCCATCCTCTGGCTCTTTATAGTGTCCTACTAACCAATTCCATTCAGGTGATATTTCACCAATTAACTCGTCTTTGCCTTCTAACCAACTAAATCTGTGAAAGTATGCTCCGTTAAGTTCTTTCTCATTTACTAAGTCTATGTTAAGTCTTTTGTTAGCAGGATGACCGCAGTTGATTAACATAACACTGCTCCAGTTTTTGCGGGGATAAACAGTTTGCGTCTGTCCGTCCATCTTTATACCTTCTTTAGGTGCGTAGTCATGATGTACACACATTATTGCTTTTGTATCGTCTGCTTGTGCAAACAACTCTGCAATGTCTGTTCTAAGTAGCATATCACAATCCATAAACACTGCCCAGCCATTAAAGTTAGCAAGTTCAGGAACTAAAAAGCGAGTAAATGTAAATTCAGTACTAGCAAGTTTGTCTGGTGATCTTGAATACCACCCTTGACGTTTAAGATCATTTTGTTTTAACGGAATAACTTGTGCAGTTGGACTATGCCGTTCAATGCTATGTTTGCATACTTGATATGCCATATCTTCTCTTGTGTCGTAACCTACAAATACTTTCATTAATTTCTTCTTTCTATATCTTCTTCAATACATTCTTCTCCGTATTGAACTTCTAATACATGTACAGGTTCATCTGTATCATTAAATGCTCTATGCCATGTTTCGGATCCTATGACAACACCGTTTGCATGTTCTTCTATAACAATGCCATTTTGAATCCTGCCGTCATCTAATGCTATTGTTACTTTTCCTTTAAGAACATACCAATGTTCTGATCGTTTAAAATGTCGTTGATCAGATAAACTACATCCAGGATTAATAACTAACTCTTTAACTTTATAGTTAGGCTTATCATCTAATACACGCCAGTAACCCCAGTCACGTACAGTCTTTTGTGTTTTCCAATCGTCTAAAATCCAACTACTTGAATTCTTTTTGTTTGCTCCGCCAACGCCCCAATAAAATTCAACATTAGGATGATTTCCATATGTAGCATATTCAGGAGTTGAAGTATTCGTTCTATCTCCGCCGTTAGCAAATATAACCTTACCTACGTTAGTTGACATAGTATGGAAGATTGCTTGACAAGCACTATCATCACTATCATCAAATCCAATAACTTTATCTACTACTTCAAGTTCTTTAATAATAGCACAACGTTCTTCAAAAGGCATAAAGTGTTTGCCTTTTTTCCTAGCAAGCCACTCGTCTGAATTTATACCGACAATTAGTTTATCGCCGAGTTTCTTTGCTGATTTAAAATATTCAATATGTCCTGAGTGTAGAGGATCAAATCCTCCTGTAACTAATACAATTTGTTTCATAAAAGTATTTATATATGCACTTAATGGCTTAAATTTATTATGGTTTTTCTATTGCAAAGTCTATACGCATTTTGTCATTTTGTCCACTAAACACTATATTTCCATTAATGTGTCGGTTAATAAGGTTAGTCCACCAATCAATATTTTCTATAATTAGGTGGGCATTACGTCCGTCTGGTAAAACTTTCCTAGCAGGTTTGGTATCAATACGCAACCATAGATACTTTGTACTAAGTTCATTTATATGTTTCAATACTTTATGTATATGATCAGGTTCGATATGTTCAAGTACATCATTACTAAAAATACATTCGTAATTTTGTCTACTAATTTTGTCAAACATAACAACTGCCGGATCGTACCCTTCTATTTTTATGTTAGGATATTTATTTTGCAAATGGCTTAATATTGCTCCTTTGCCACAGCCGTAATCTAACATAGTTATCGGTTGCCATTTTGTTAAGTATGTTTCAAAATCGCCAAGCTCTTTTATTTTTCCGCCAAATCCTTTTTTCTTTTTTGGATTGCCGTGTAGTGATTTTAGTTGTTGAAGATATTCGTCTGAAAACATTTATAAACCTATCTGATATTGTTCAATTGTATTTAACGCAAATCCTGATTCCATTTCTTTCCAAGTAAACTGACTATACGATAAACTTTTTAACCATTCATATCTATTATCAGGATATACTAGATTTTCAATGTTCTCAAGTTTCATTTTATGTAATCCATCTAATGCACTTGGCGCTAAATTAATACACGGTATTCCATGTATAGTACTTTGCACAACACCCATACTTTGTAAACTTATTATTGCATAGCAATCATCTAAATATTTTACTAAAGGATCATAACTACGAATTTTTTTGTTATCTTTATATCTAACAAATATTTTACGGTCAGTAAGTTTTAACAGTTTTGTTTTTATATCACTTACCCAATCTTGTACATTACAATTTGCATAGTAGTTTAACGGATCTGGATTAGGAGCAAGTATAATTATATAGGACCCATTTTTATTCCACGGGTTTAGATTAATGTCTTGTAATCTATCATCAGGTACATCTATAATTTTATCTTGTTGAAATTTGTTATACGACATCCGCCAATAATGTGTAATTGTATTAGTTGGTTGTATATAACCTTTGTCAATATTAATAAAGTTACATTCTTTACAATTTATGATATTGTCGTATGATGTTCTAAAGCCGCCAACAAAAAATATATCACTGTTTACAGTTGAATATGCCGTAGGTATAGATTGTGTTGATGACAATAAATCTATCATGCCGTCAACTAATTTAGTTTGGTTTAATTTTGTAAATCTTTTATAGCGAGGCATCTTCCATGCCAGCTACTCGTAGTTTAACTACATTAGTAATTTGCCATTGCTTTTGATCAAGTCCTTTAAGTAGACCTAACCACTTGTTACGCATTAGTGCAAACTCGTTAATAATCTTTTCGTAGTCAACAACGTCTGCCTCACCGTCTACGTATTTTTCAACGTCACGGCTTGACAGAGCTCGTTGATAGTTTTCAAGATATTTCTTAAAGTACGAACTACGCAATCTACGTAATTCAATATTTAAATAGTGTAGTATAGCTTCAATCTCTTGTAACTGATTAAAGCGATGCTCAACGATACCGGGCATTTCTGCCGCGGCACGTTCAACATTACCTTTGAGCTTTACTTCTTGACGAGCATTAACTAACTCGCTTTCAAAGAACGCTACAGCATCAGGTATCTTAGATACATCACGTGAGACTTCGCTATACCACCCCATTAGTCTTCATCTTCCCAAGGGTCGTCATCTTCGTAATTTTCGTCATCAACATCTAAAAAGTAATTTATTGCTCCGTCTAATGTAGCATCTGATCCTATCACTTGTGTAAGTGTATGATCATCAACTCCGTAATCAGCTAACAAGTCAACAAATCTTTCAGCGGCAATGTCTTGGTTCTTTTTATCTATGTATTCTTTAAATAAAATCCAAGTATCAACGATTTGACTTTCGTCCATATTTTACTCCTCGATTAGTTCTTCAACTTGATCTTCAACAAGATCGTCGTCCTCGGTATTTACCATAGGAGCAAGTTTTTGCTCGTATTCTGACATGATTAAATTCATCTTATCAGGATCCATCCAAGCCTTACGATAGTCAAGATGTTCTTCTCCAGCTAGGTCAATATACTTGAGTCTATTACCTTGTTTTACTAACAAGTTCTGTTTCTCAAATAGTTCAATAAGACCACTATAAGGATTCATACCTGTTTCGTATGGAATCTTTACTTGTACTGCTTCAAACGGTTTTGCATAACGAGTTTTCATTACTTTACAACCTGCTCTAATACCACGTACTTCTGAGATCTTATTACCTGCTTCGTCTTCTTTCAACTTCATCTTTTTCATTGCAACAACAATACTTGATGCATAGACAAAGCCTTGTCCACCACTGATCTTGTCATCTGGATCAAACATATCTTGTGATGCGTATGTGTGATTAGTACATACTAGTCCTACATTAAGTGAACCGATCATGTTAACTGTGTTACGAACAAGTGCAGTCAATTGCTTAGGCTTACGACCCATATCACCTTTCATATCACCTTTAGTAAACTGATCTACGTCTGTAGGTGTTAGTAACATACCCAAACTATCAACTACAAACAATACTTTAGGACGATCTTCTTCATCCATTGCTCTATAGTCTGCTACAAATGTTGATATAGTCTTTGCTACATCATCAATCATACTCATGTTTAGTTTAAGTAGTTTTTCTTCTGATGTGTCTACCTCTAATGCTTGTAGCCACGATTCATCAAGTGCGTTCTCTGAGTCAATTAGTACTACAAAGATACCTTGATCTTGTGCGTGTTTTACAATGTTACCTGAGCAAAAGTAAGATTTACCTGCTCCTGATTCACCTGCAAACACAGTTACCTTACCTAGCGGAACACCTTTGTGAAAGTCGCCACTAATAAGATAGTTAAGTGCATACGAGCCTGTACTGATCCAATCTGTTGGATCATTAAAGCCACTACTCATGCCTGAGATGCTTTTAGTCAAGTCCTTACGGAACTTACTAACGTCAAACGATTTAGCCATAGTTTCTCCTTATTAAGTCAAAGTGTAGGGGATTGCTCCCCTACATAGTTTATTATTGATTTTGTCTTGAACGAATCATTGCTAGGATGTCGCTTGCATTACCTGCAGGTGCTTCAGTTGCTTGTGCAGTTTCTGCTACTGGAGCAGGTGCCGCCGCTGGTGCTGGAGTCGCCGCTGGTGCTGGTGCTACTTCTGCTGTCGGTGCCGGAGCACTTTGACTTACAGCAGTTGCTTGTGGGCTTGCCGCTTTTTGCGGATCACCTGTACGTGCAGCCATTCCGCTTGGACGGAAGTAATTGCTCCAACGATCTGCATCGTATGCTTCACCGTCTACTGACGCTTCAAACATTTCTTGCATTACTTTGATTGCAGTTTCATCTGGCTTCTTGGGTAAGAAGTCTGAGAAGTTAAACAACCCATGTGTATTAACTGCCGCCATCTCTGCATCACCTAGTGGACGCTCTCTACGTGCCCATGTACTTGTGCCGTAATCTGCGTATCCGCCTTTGGATGTTTTGTTTAGACGGAAGTCTACACCAGCAGTATAATCTGTTGGTAATTCTTCCATGTCAGGATCCATAAGCGCCTGCTTAATGATCTGGAAGATTTGTGGACCAATAATAAACCTACGAATTGGATTCTCAGGTGTGTTATCGTCTGTTAGTGGATTGTCATTTACAAATCCTTGGAATACGTATGAACGCTTTTTCCAATATTTACGACCCATGTCTTCTAGACTTGGATCTTTAAACCAACCACGGACTTCTTGTAAAATACCACAGCTATCGCCGTACATTTCCATACATGGTACTTGTACCTGTACTGGACGACTTGATGTGTCACCTTTTACTCCACTAAATGGTAGTTTGATCATCAAACGCTCTTTCCAGAAGAAAGTGTTGTCTGCGTCTCCATCAGGAAGGAAACGTAGAGTACAACTCTCGCCTTCTTTGATATTCCAAAATGGGTAAATTGCGTTGTCGCCGCCGCCTTGTCGTTGTCCGCCAGTATTGGCTTCTTGCTCTTTTAGTTTAGCTCTTATTTCTGCTAATGATGCCATAGTTATGCCTCCTATATATGTTGCCTATGTGCAGTAGCTATATTGCTACTAGTGCCTTTGTTTTGTATAGCACAGTTATTATTATATACTGTTTTATACTAGTTGTCAAGTCTTTTTTTAAAGAAAAAACATAAAAACTTATAACAGGATTAAAGTCCTGCTAATTTCATTAATCTATCGCCTAATTCTCTTATTTCTTGTGCCTCTGTTTTCTTTTCAGCTTTGCTATACTTGTCTTTTAGTGCGCCAAGTTCTTGTTGACTTGCACCTTCACGTCCTGCCTTAGCTGCTTTGTCCATATATTCTTTACCGTGTTTTTTAACACCTGTGTAATATTGTAGGCCTGATCCTTCACCAATTTCTTCATCTTGCTCGATTGTAGGCTCCATTACAGTGCCTTCTGGTTCTTCGTCTATCATTGGTTCTTGTACAGGTTGTGCATACTGTTCAAAAGTTGCTTGTATTCTCTCAATAAATTGTTTTGCTGGTTCAATATATTGTTCACCGTAATCTTTTTCAATTGCTGTTAATACCGCTGTTTCGCCTTTTGGAAATGTTCCTTGCTCTCTGTCAAACAAAGATAGTACAAATTCACTTACTGGAATTTGTTGATCTTTTTCAAGTGTAATTTCGTCACCGTCTGGCCCATCAATTTTGTCGCCCTTTTTCTTGCCATTCATTTTGGCTTTCTTTACAGCGTGTGCATATGCATTGCCTTCTGTTTCATCTTCGTTCATTTTGTTCTTTTCGTGACACTCACAATGCTCGCAATCTGGTCCGCATTTACATTCTGTTACAGGCTTGCCGCAACACGCTTCTGGACACATTTCTTCTTTTGCTTCTGCAAACTGCCCCATCATGTCTTCAAAACTGTTTTCAATTTCTTCACCGTACTTGTCAAAACTTCCTGGCATACCACGAGTTGACCCGTCTGGTCCTGTTCCCATAAAGTAAGGCATTTCAATTACTTGTCCTACTTGTAGTGATTTAGGATCTGCAATATTGTTAAGCATCATTATTTCTTTTACTGCTTCTTCAATATCAGCACCATGGAAATTAGCATTTTGGAATTTTTTAGCAATTGAATATATTGTATCACCTGATGCAACTTTATATGTTTCTGCAGGTGCTCTTACTTCAACATCGTCAATTGGTGCTTCGCCTAATATATCTTCTGCTGTAATATCTTTTGCTTTTGTTGCTTCACTTACTAAGTTATATATGTAAGGGAATACATCTTTTAATTCTTCATTAAACTGTCTAATAGTTAATTGGTCTATCCAGTTTTCTGCAACGTCACTTGGTACGTCTTCCATCATTGGCTTTTCAAATGCTGAAATAGTTTCTGCATAAAACTTTGGTTTTTGTAATGACTCAATTGTTTTTCTTACTGTAATAATTCTTTCTTTGACAACATCCATATATCCTGCTAGGCTTTCTGCCATTACAGCCGAACGACCCATGTAAGATTTAAACTTGCGGAGTTTATTCATCTCTTCACTTAGGCCTACAATATGTGTTCCAAAATCATCAAATGGTTTACCACCTTCAGCAACGTGTCTTGCCATTGCTCTAGCACCAGTTAAATGTTTATATGGATATAAGAAGCGTTCACC